AGTCAATTACTCAACAAACCTGAAATCACTTTAGGTTTATCACCATTTACTTACATTTACACTTGGGCAGGTATATAATGAATAATTTTATTGATGTTTTAGTAGATTTAGCTAATGAACTTGACAACAATCAAGCACATAGATTAGCTGACACAATTACCAATCATATCAAGACCGCTTCTGATGATTATGACCACGAATACGATATGGTCAGAAATCAAATGGAAACTGCTGAAAGAGCTATTGAAGGTATTGAAGATGTTATTGGTGAGGATGGAGAAGGTAATTTAATGGCTTGGGTACAGTCTAAAATTACTAATGCTGTCGAAATGCTAGATGGAGTTTCTGATTATTTACAAAGTCATCACAAGACTGCTTCTGACAAAAATAAGGGTAAGAAACTTAACAAGCCTTTCCGTACTCCAGGTGGTCCAAAGAAATTTTCTGTTTATGTTAAGAATGATAGTGGCAATGTAGTGAAAGTTAACTTCGGAGATCCTGACAGAAGTATTAAAAGAGACAATCCTGAACGTAGAAAAAACTTTAGAGCAAGACATAATTGTGATTCTCCGGGGCCAAAGTGGAAAGCGAAGTGGTGGTCTTGTCGCAATTGGGAGGCTGGTAGAACAGTTTCTGACAACCTAAAAGGCAAGTAATGAGAAAGTTTCATTATTTATATAAAATTACTAACAATATAAATGGTAAATATTATATTGGTAGGCATTCCACAGATAATCTTGATGATAATTATTATGGAAGTGGTGTTGGAATTGTTAATGCTATCGAGAAATATGGCAAGGAAAATTTTAGTAAAGAAATTTTACATCATTGTGAAACAACAGAAGAACTTTGGGAACTTGAGCAAAAAATTGTCAATGCTGAAGTTGTAAATGATAAAAAATCTTACAATATGGCTTACGGTGGCGGAAATCACTTAAAAGAAATGAAGCAAAATGATTATGAATCATTTATAAGTCACCAAAGTAAAGCTGGAAAACTGGGTGGCCAAGCTATGTTAAAGAAGCTTGATAAAGACTGGCATGCAAAAGGTGGAGCTAAATCTAGAAGTATTCTCAATGCTCAATTTATATACCAACTAATTACTCCTGAAAACGAAACCATAGAATTGTCTGCTTTGGAAATCAAGAATTATTGTATAGAACATAATTTAAATTATCAATCCTTAATAAGCAACCAAAATAAAAAATTATCAAAAGGTGCTTCTGTTGGATATACACTCATAAATATTTCACGTCCATACGAAGTGAATATTGATAGAAAAATATTTACTCAAAACGCTCTTAATAGACCAAGATATATTTGTCCTATTTGTGAAAAAGATAATTTAGATGGTGGAAATTTGTCTCAACATATGAACAAAAAGCATCAATGGACTAAAGAACAAGTTATTGAATACAAAAACAATTTTACTTTGAAAACTGACGAGACCAACAAATAATGAATAGTAAGAAATTTCTCAAACTTGCATCAATTTTTGACAAGCAAGGCAATTATAAAACTTCAGATCTTGTTTACAAATTTGTTGAAGCACAAACTGATAATCTTGATGAAGATCCATTAGGCATTAGTGACATACAACCAACAAGAATGAAAGATGATCCAATGGTTGATAAATTGAGAAAAATGGTTGCTGGTGGAGAAATTTCTGAAGTTCAATTTTGGGCAGCTTTGGAAAAATATAAGCCCGGAACTTTTCAAAATATGTTGAGCAATGTAGGCAGAGCTGGAGAAAGTGATGTTGACAAGATTCAAAGTAATATTTCTGCTCAAGGTGTAAGGGTTAATCCAAAAGAGAGAGATATTCTTGCTCAATTTTATGAACTTTCCAATGATGTATTTGTAGATTTTATAGATTCATTGCAATCTAATTTTGCATCTGTTTTAAGAACAATGTCAAGAAAAGATGAATTGCCAGAGATGTTCCAAGAAATAAAAGACCACAGAGCTGGAAATCTTATAATGGAACTTCAAGAACCATCAACCAAAGAAGAATTCCTTACTAGAGAATATCTTGAATTAAGAGCAAAGGGAATTGGTCTTCAAGATGCAATTGAAATGGGCACAAATGGTGAATATTCTAATGTTGATGAATATTTGAAAACATTTGTTATGAGTCAGGTTCCTACAATCACTGCTAAAGCATCGAGAATTACAGGTTTAAGATATCAAGAAGATGATGTTGCTAGAAAATTATCTGATGTCACTATGAACACTTTGAATGAAACTATAGATAATTCTCTCACCGAATTGTACTACATCTATAAGGGATAAAAATAATGTGGTATAGATTAGCTTACGGCAAGCCTAAATTATTAATTAATCCTATTGTAGGTGGATTTTGGGTAGGAGATAGGCCTATTCATTATGGTGAACAATTTGGTGTAATTGAATTAAGAAAACTATTACAAACAGGTCCTTCTAATATCAACACCCAAGAAAAATTAAATTCCTTTTTATCTAATCCTAATCGGTTTGAAATAATAGATGGAAAGAGAATATATCTTAGAGATGTGAGTTCACAAGCCAAGAGTTTGGTAATTCCTTTTGATTTTTATGTTAATAATCTAGAGATTAGAAAAGATGAAGTCTTTAGTTTTAAAGAATTAAAAAAACTTTTACAAACATTTGGTCCAAATATAAATACCCAAGAAAAATTAGATTCTTTTTTATCTGACCCTAATCGGTTTAAAACAATAGATGGTAAGAAAATATACATAAGAACTCCAGTAGGTCAAAGTAGAAATTTAATAATTCCTTTTGATTTTTATATTGGTGAAGAGAAAATTCAAAAAGATCAAGTTTTTGGTGTAAAAAAATTAGAAAAATTATTACAAACAAGACGTAAGAATATAAATACTCAAGAAAAATTAAATTCTTTTTTACTTAATGCTGAATTCCGAATTAATGAAAATGGCAATAATCAATATTTACCATTTAAAGGATCATTAAGAGAAAAATATATAAATAAAAATTTAAATATTACAAATGAACATCATATAAAAATTGAAATCCAAAAACCAATTACGGTGTCAAATCCTGGAAAATCGATTAGAATTTTAAAATTAGATTTGGCTTTCGTAGAAGATGGAAATATATTATTGGCTACTGAAATAAATGGTGGACAACATTATGGGTTTGTGCCATTTGCATCAACAACAACATATGAGTATTGGCAAACTACTTTAAAAAGAGATGTAGAAAAAATAAACTATTGTCATAATAATAATATTCCATTGTTAATTTTCAATCATTTGTTACCTGAAAAATATTTTAGAACAATAATTGATAATCTGAATAAAAATCCACATATGTATGATAGTTATATTCCTCAATCTGTTATAGTTAATAATGAAGTTAATGATGTAGCCGACATGTCATTAGAATTTATTAGGAGACAGATTTATTCTCATTTGTATCCTGTGTTTAAAGGGATAATTAGTTTTGATGATGATATATCCAAGAAGAGATATATTAAAGATACATTGATATTAATTGCTAAGTTGTTAGGTATATACAATGGTGGAATTGATAAAACAGATTATATCAGAGCTTTTGATGCTAATGTAGATCTCACTGAAAATTATAATATTTGTTTAAATATATATAATAGTTTATATCCTGATTATCCATTAGATTCTGAAAATAAAATTACATATAATGATTTATCTGTGAAACAACAAATTAGTAAAATTAAAACAAAACAAATAGAAGAAAACTTAATTCCCTCAGAAGAATTTAAGGATAAAAATTATGTGGTATAGAGAAGCAGCTACAAGAGTTGATCCTAGTGGTCAAATAAATATGGATTTTCCTGGTATCAAACCTAAGCCATTTGACTTAAAAAATGTCAAGTTTGAAATTAACGAACCATACCCTGATACTTATTCTATAACTGCTAATATTTATGGGAAAAATATAGGTTACATAGATTTTGATGCTAGTGACCTTTCAGATACTGCTAAGATTCTATTAGTATCTTTAAATGAATATCCATCTTATTCTCCAAGAGAAGAATGGGAAAAACCTATCAATTCGTCAGATAGAACAAAAATGGATATGAATGTTGAATTAAGAGATGCTGGATATGATGTTGATGAATCTTCAATATCCAGAACAAAATGGGGTTTGGGTAAGAGATTGTATCAAGAAATGAAAAAATTTCTGCAAAAATATAAACCATCAATTAGATTCATATCTGGAGATGTTCATTCTAGAGATGCTTTTCAAGTAAGAAATTCAGTATTTGGTCTGCCTGTAGAATCTTACGACCCTGCAGAATCTTATGGATACAAAATAGAAGAAAAAACTCCAAAACAAGAAAGAAAAGATTTGGCCAGAAAGATGCCTTATGAACTTTTGCCAGCAAGATTTGATGCTATGGGAATAGGTGATATTCCTCCAGATAGTTTTATGGTCAAACATCGTCTAAAAAGAATTCCATATAATAAAACACAGAAATATATGGATTCTACAAAAATATCTAAACCAGATTCTTCGGAGGACAATTCAGATGTGGTATAAATTTGCTGCTTTTGGCACTATAGATTTACAAAAGTATATTTCTGAAAATGAAGGCGAAGATTATAACTTTGAAGCTGAACTTGAAGCCCTATTGCAATCTGGTGTAAGCCCTAATTTTGGAGTTATCTATTTTCATAAACTAAATGAAAATTTAGCAAAATCAAAATTACAAAACTATATTTCTTCATTTGTACGAATTAGGACTGATAAAGCTTTAGCAACATTTGATCCAGTTACTAAAGAAGTTGGATTAAGAGATTTACAACGTGGCGATACTATTGATGATATGGCTCAATCAATTAAACACGAATTGAGACATTCAGTAGATAAAGGACGAACTTACAGAAAACCTTATATAAGTAATCTTGCACTTGATATGGCTGTCGATTATTTTAGTAAATACAAAGATCAATTAGTAGATCCTGCCACTAAACAACTTAAAGATGATCAAGACAAATTAATGCTTATGATGATATATGATTATTTGTCAACTAAAATGACAGATTTATTTATGAAATTGCCTTCAGATAGAAAGGCACAACAAGTAGCAAAATTTGTTGATAAATTAATCAAGAGACCTGATCAAGTTTATGAGGTATTTCAAAGATTAGCCTCTGGTGAAGATGAAAAGAGCGTTATATCTTATTTTAACGTCAATCATCCTCAAGAATATACCACGCTTCTTTCTGATATAAATGATTTTTTTAGTCCAGCTGTATTTAATAAGTTTGCTGAAAAATATTCTTTCTTAGATAAGCAATCCATAGTAAAAGCTTTAAAATTTGTTATTCAAGATCCGATGAGTTTAAATGCATCAAATGTTCTTAAAGATATAAGTTGGCAAGGTGAATATTTAATATCACAAATTTTACAACACACTGAAAATGAACAAATGAGAAGAAATGTTTACAAAATTATTTATGATAATTTTCAAAAATTTCTTGAAGAGTTTATGAAAGAACCCGCAGAAACAAAAGAGCCAGATCAATTCAAAGAAGCTAAGAAAGGCTACAAAATCACAAGACAATAAAAAAGAGGGATAAAATCCCTCTTTTTTAGTATGTCATAAGATAGTAAGACCAATACTCATCTTCTTTATCAATTGGCCTATTTAAAAGATAATTGAAGGTATATCTTGGCACTTTAGGTTTGCTCAATAATTTCATTCCAGATAGTTCTAATTTCTTACCACCTTTCTTATGGTTACAATCAGAACAACAAGTAACAAGATTTTCCCAAATATGTAAACCACCCATATGTCTAGGATGTACGTGGTCAAGAGTTAAGTTTTGTTTTCTACTTCCGCAATATTGACAAGTAAAGTTATCTCTGCTAAAAATTCCCATCCTGCTGACTTTGTAAACAGGATTACCCTTTTTCTTTATGTTATATTTTAAACGGATGACAGATGGAACTTGAAATTGTTGACCAGCTCCTGTAAAAAAATAACTGTCGTCTTTGAAATGTAGAGTTTCAGCTTTGTTCATTATTAAAAGCTTCATTGCTCTAGATAAGGAACATACATATAATGGTTCGTAGTTTAAATTTAGCAGTAAGATTCTGTTCATTTCAAGATAAATTATACCGTATGCAGATTAGGCTGCAAAGATTTTAGGATAAAAAAAATGAAGTTAGATTCAACAAATTTTTATGACAATATTAGTGATGGCAAAGTATTAGTTAAGTTTGAAGCAACTTGGTGCGGACCTTGTAAAGCTTATGCTCCAACATTCAAGCAATTTTCAGAAGAGAATAGAAGTGTAAAATGTTTTTCTTTAGATTGCCAAGTTGCTCCAGAGATTGCAGAAGATTTTGATGTTAAATCTATCCCAGTCACTATTCTTTTTAACAATGGCGAAGAAATTGCAAGAAAACCTGGGAAGTTAAGTAAAGAAGAACTCTCTGATTTTATTGATCAAGATTTCTAAACAAAAAGCTTCTGTAAAGGAAGCTTTTTGTTTTCAAGGTTTTATTGAGTCTAGTTTATAATACTTAAAATAATAGTTTTGTTTTAAGGTGAAAAAATGAACGACGAAATTTTAAATAAATTGCATAAAATTGCAATGGCTTTTGAAGACAATGGTAATGAAGAATTAGCAAATGAGCTTCACGATGTATTCTTAAAATTATCTGCTAAGAAAAAGAAGAAATCTGGCAAGAATGTACCAAACGATCCTGCTTTATATTCAAGATGCAAAAGTGAAATAAAGAAGAAATTTAAAATTTATCCAAGTGCCTACGCAAATTTAAGCCTAGTTAAGCTTTACAAGTCTCGTGGTGGAACATATAGGAAAAATTAATCAAAAAGGGATAAACATCCAATTTCCGTAATAATATACTATGGAAAAAATATGCTTAATTTGCAAAGAAAAATTAGATCATTCGTGTTTTCATAAAAACAAAACTAAAAAAGATGGTTTATGTACTTGGTGTAAAACTTGTGTTCTTGAAAATAGAAGAAAAATTAGACGTGAGAATGGTATAGAATCTAGAAGAATAGGTCCTGATCCTGAAAAGCGTAAAATTAGTCAAGAGAATTTCAAGGCTAGAAAAGAAGAAACTTTTGTTTACACTAAAACCGAAAAAGAATGTTCTACTTGTGGAATTGTAAAAACTGTTTGTGAATTTAAGAAACGAATTTTATTTATAGATGGTTATTCTTCAAAATGCAAAAAATGTGAATATGAAATAACTACAAATTCACGAAAAGCATATGAATTGAAGCATTGGATTAAAAAATTATTTCATAGTGCTAAAAAACACGCTAAATCTGAAGTGGAAATTGATGAAAATTTTATTTTAGAATTATTTGAAAAACAAAATGGTAAATGTTATTGGTTTAAAGTAGATTTAAAACCATCAAATATTGCTAAATATCCTTGGCAGCCTTCTTTGGATAGACTGGATAGAGATAAAGGATATACAAAAGATAATGTAGTTTTAGCTTGTTATTCTGCAAATATAGGTAGAAATACGGCTTCAGCAGAAATATTTAATATGTTTGTGATTGATTTAAAGATGGCACTCAAAGATTAACTTCGTGGTGGAACATACAGTTCAAAATAGGAAAATAAAATGGCATTTGAATTAGAAACTACTTTACCTTCAGGGGTAACAGGTAATTATTGGTATTTAGGTTTTGTTCAAGTTATCACAAACGATCAACCATATTGTATCGTTTCAATGGACCTTTATTTGAACAGACAAGCAAAATTAGATGGCAAATCAATTATGGAAAGAAGAAATACAAATATGCTTCTTTCTGAGATTGATGCAAGTGTATCTTACGACTTCAGAGTTTGTATTTATCATGCATTACAACAAAGAGCAGAATGGCAATCCTCTGTTTATGTTTATGATGATCCAGAACCAAACCCTAAATGCCAAGATGCAACTGTCACTACTCAAATGGAAACATCTGTAGACATTTCCATTAGTGCTTATGATCCATACAATGTTCCATTTGCAATTTCTGTTATTGACCAACCTACTAATGGAACAATTCAACAAAACTTAACAGAAATTCAATTTGGTGGCGGAACTTTATCAATTCCAGTATTTACCTACACACCTAACGCTGGATATGCTGGCTCCGATTCATTTACATACACTGCAACAAATGATAATGATGTCGTAGGTAATACTTCAACAATTTCTGTTACAATTCCAAGCTTGTACCCTGTTGTAGTTGACGTATCATCAGAAACATTTATGAACAATTCTGTTGATATTGAACTTGAAGCAACAGACCCACAAGATTTACCTTTAACATTCAATTTAGATAATCCAACACACGGTACTGTTTCTATTGTAGACAACACAGTTACATATGTTCCAACCACCGATTACATTGGTTCTGATTCTTTTGAATTTACAGCTGATAATGGCACTTATATGAGTCAAACAGCCACAGTTAATGTAACTGTAAACACCACAGTTCCAGTAGCAAGTGATGTGTCTTCATTCACTACTAAAGATGTGTCAGTTGATATAACTGGTAGTGCAACAGATCCTCAAGGTTTACCTTTAACTTATTCTGTTGACACTCCACCTGCAAACGGAATTGTTCTAGTAAATAATGGTATTTTCAACTACACTCCAAATACAGATTATATTGGTTCAGATAGCTTTACATACAAAGTAAATAACGGTACTCAAGAAAGTTTACCAGCTAATGTAAGCATTGTTGTAGGTCAATAAAATGGAAAAGAAAGAAGAAAAAGTAGCAGATAATTTACTTCAAGATATCAATACAGTCATTTCAGAATTAGAAGAAGCTGAATTGGAAAAAGAAGCTTCAATCTTACATAAAATTTTTATCAAACTTTCAAAATCATTAAAAAAGAGATAATAAAATGCAATCAGATAAATTAAGATCATTAGCTGAACTTGCTGAAATATTAGAATCACAAGGCAATATTGTTGAAGCTAATAGAGTACACAGTATGTTTGTCAAAGAAGCTGCAGAATTCAAGAAAAAATATAATGTTCCTTTTCCTATGAATCTTGATGACGCTTTAAACAATTATGATTCTGAAAATTATCAAATTGATTCTGATGGAAGCTGGGAAAATGCTGAACCAATTTCTGATTTTAGAGAAGAAATGTCAGATGCTGATTTACATCAACCAGCTTCAGTAGATGAAAATCATATAGTTTTTTACAATGAAGACGAAGATCACATTGAAGTTATGAATGTAATTCCTGAACATCATCTTGATTCTTTGCATAAAAACCCTAGTGAACAAACCAGATTTATCAAAAGAGCAAAAGACTAATGGAAAGATTTAGAAAAATTGAAGCTAAATCTAAAATGCATCCTGGAGGGCTCAAGGATTGGGTTGAGAAAGAGCGCTGGGTTGATGTTAGAAGACCTAAAGAAGATGGTGGATATGAACCTTGTGGAAGAAATGATACTTCCAAAGGTTCTAAGCCTGTCTGTGTTCCTACTAATAAAGCTAAAAGTTTAGATAAGAAAGAATTAAAAAACAGAAAAAGACAAAAAGCTAAGAAAGAAAAAGAACCTAATCCTGGCAAAAAACCAAATACCACTACCTATACTGAAGAAGCTGGTGGAAAATCAAAAGAGTCTAATAATAACAATATAAGATTCATTGGTAGTATGATTCCTCTATCAGAATTACGACCAATTGAACCAAGATTTGTAAAGATTGCTTTGATGGGTGAAGAAGACGAAATTCCCTCAACAGATATATCTAATTTATTTTCAGAATCAGACAAAGAAGTTGATGAAGTTGTAGAAAAAGTAATTAAATCTGCAACAAGAGTTTTAGGTGGTATGTTTGAGGGTGGACTTACTGGACCTGGAGATGTTGGATCTACTAAATCTTCATCGCTTTCAAATTTTTTGACAGAAATTAGGGATGCTGATGTAAGTCAAATGGATGAAAAAGAATATTTGAGATTTGTTAAAATAACTGGTCAAATTAAACGTGTTATTTACAAGCAAGCAGTTGATAACAATGATTCCAGAATGCACGAAATTGCCCATAAAATGCTACTAAATGGAACAAATCCTTTTAGTCATTCAGATATAGCAGAAATCGTAAGAGAAGTGTTAAAATAATTTTTACAAGTTCATAAAACTCGTATCATAACCATTCCACTTTTTATTAAATAACTTTTTTGAAGCAATAAGATTTCTTTTGTGACCTTCAGTTAATAAAGCTGAAGATTTATTTCCGTAGTGGTGCATCTTACTTCCAGCTACAAACCCGTGCTTAATATTTTTCTCATTGAATCTCATCATAATGTCCATATCTTGATGATAATGAATAAATTGTTCATCTAATGGGAATAACCAGTCTCTAGTTTCAGCTGTTAGAGTTAAACACCACCCAGCAAAAGAATAGGCTTTTAGTTCAATTTTCACAAGATTATCTGGGGTGTAATAATGTTTAAAATAATCAGATTGATTATTATGTGATTGAACTGGCATTGTAGACTTAGGAGAAGCTGCATCTAAATTATATTTTTCAAATGCATTCTTCATTTTAGTCCACCAAGTTTTTGAAAAAACTATATCGTTATTAGATATACAAGTATATTTTCCACTGCAATAACTATAGCCCAAATTCAAAAAAGCATTGTAATTAAAATCAATATCAGGGATCAAATATTTGTCAACATCAAATTTATATTTTGAGTTTTTATTTGATTCTATAAGAATGATATTTACATCTTCTAAGCCATCTGATAGTCTCAAAGAATTTACTGCTTCTGAAGTCATCTTGTACATATCATCATTGGCAGTGTTGGTAAGTATAATTATATCTAAATCGTGCATAGTTCTTTCAATTATACTTAAAAATATTGATTTTCTTAGCTAAAATCAAATCCCAAATCAGCCTCAATCTTCCCATAAAAGAGAGGCTGATTTCTTTTTCAATAAATTCTTCTGCAGTTTCAATCAACACTTCATCAAGATTATTTGTATTAGGTGAATAATCTGAATTTATAGAGTCAATAACAAACTCTAAATAATTGCTTGCTACTTTATCTTCTGGAACGAAAATCTTTAAAAATTCTTCGTGATGAAAAAGGGCTAAGTTATCATTTTCACAAGTAGCCCAATCTCCAGCGTCAACTTCCAAACTCATATCTGTGCCTGGAATATTGATAAATTCAGATTCAAAGAAATATCTTGCTAATACTTCTCTTCCATAAGCATCCACAAAAGAAGAATATAAATAACGATTTTCTAACATATGATTCCTAAAGTGAGTTTTCAGCTAAATTCTTTTCACGAAGTTTTTTGATTGACTTATTAGCAGTGTTGTTGATTGCTTGCCTACTTACATTGTACATAATTGCCACTTCATCATATGTGTAGCCCTCAATATAAATTAAATTAATTATTTCTTTTTCTTTAGGAGATAAAGAATTTAATATTTCATCTAATTGTATTTTTTTGTCTACAGAAGAATTGTCTGAAAATGGATGTTCGTGATCTGATCCATTGTCATATAAGAAATCATTATGTACGAGTTCAGGCTTTTGTTTAGTTTCATCTCTCAGAGCTTTGTTTGGAATTTTGATCAATCCAGTGTCAGCTCTAAAATAATGGCTTAAATAAAAATTTATATAATTGTGAAGATGTGTGATAAGTTTTGTATTTCTGCTCGGATCATAATTTCTATAAGCTCTAATTGCACTAACTTTAGCTTCTTGCAATATATCTTCTAAAGAATACTTCCTATTATATCGAATATAACTTTTGTTTGCCAATTTGTAAATTAGCTTTTCATAATCACGAAGTACTTTTTCTTCTTTACGCTTATCAATAGTTGTCATATAACCCTCACACTTATAGACCTTAACTATTAACTTTTTGTTCTCGCATAACTCTTCCAAACTTCTAAATCAAAATCTGCAACATTTTTATTATTCTTTTCGCACCATTTCAAAAACATATCTTCCCAAAATCTATAAGTTAAAGGAATGACAGGTGTAGATTTAGGTGCTCTTTCATCAATATTTTCTTTGATAAATTTTAAAATATGAGTGTCCAAGATTGCAATTTTGTCTTTGTAAAATGTGTCAGAATGTAAAAGAAAAAATCTACTAGTTTTCATTCCAACGCCAGGAATTTCTTCTAATATTTTTGGTGTCATTCTGTTCAAATTATATTCACGTTCAGAAATATATTTGAATCCAGAAAAGATTTTCTTATATTGACCTAGTTTCGCTAATTTGATTTCTTCAAACAAAATACCGTGTTGTTCTGCGCTTTTAATTGTTTGAAATGGCTTTACATTTTCTGGCATCATCAATCTTTTATTAACAGAACACAAAAATTGTTCAAGTTTTTCAGCTTGTATGTATGCAGTTTTTCCAGCCACTACAATGCAAAACAAGAGGAAAAGCTGAAGCTCTTCCTCTGTTCTGGAATAATTAGTAATGTTGTAAGGATCAATCTTCTTCGTCGTCATCATCGTCTTCATTTGATAGTATCATATCACCTTTTGATATGAAATCAAATATAGAGAGTTGTCTTTCCCATTCAACAACCTTTTTTGTTGCTTTTACGAAATTCTTATTCCTAGTGCTTTCTTGCCTATCTGATTTTACATATTCAGCATAAGGAGATAATTGTTCCCAAGTAAGATTTTCATTGATCCAATCTAGCATCAATTGAGGATCTTGTAATGCTGGGTCTTGATCATCAATATCATTTTCATCAAAATCAAGCATTGCATTACGTAAAGACAATACATCTAAAAACTTAATGGAAAATTGTGCTTTGTCTGGAAATGTAATTATCAAATCTTTACAAAACAATTTATTTTTATTGATTTGATACTCATCAAATTCTAACATCCAACTGTCAAAAAAATCAAATGCTTCAAAATCTTGTGATATTTTTTTCTTTAAAAAATTTGTTATTTCAATTTTTGTTACATCAAAAACCATTCCAAAATCATCTGAATTGTAAAGAAGATTATTTTTATGAATAGTTTGATGCACCAAAGAAGCAATTAAACTTTCCGATTCCATTTGAAAAACATTCTTACCAATTATTACTGGTATTCTTTCAGGAATCTCGATATCAGTCGTCATTTAACGCCTTAGCGACTCTTTCGTAGTCTAACAAATACATATCGTCTTCAACATCGCCATTGTCAGTTACGAACTTAACCTTGCCAACACGAAGCCCGATGTCTTTCATAAAACGCTTTGGATCTTCACCATTAATTTTGACTACAGGCTTGAAATCAATAGCAGTATCAGCAAAGAATCCAGTCCACATACTCATTTGCTTTTCTTTCAAGAACATCCATACTGCAAAGAACTCTTCTAATGCTACTGCTTGAGCTTCAGACAAGTTGTCAAATTCAACATTAATTTTCATAACGATCTCCTGTTTTTATTATACATCGTCAAAAAGTCTTCCAGGATCCCCAAAAGAAATTCTATCTGGGACTTCATACATTTCTTTCACCTCATATTGTGGAAAGAAATCTAAATCAAAAAGCTGTAAGTTTATATCTTCTTGTTTCATTGTTCTTGTAAAGCGAATTCCCACTAATAATGGTATGGCTTCTAAATCTAATGAAGGAAGCTGTTTCCATAATTCATTAGCAATCATAGACCAGTATGTGTAATCCATAGATGCAATTGCTATAGGAGACGATTTCTTGTATGTGCCTCTTCTCTTGGTCTTTGTATTGCGCCAAGACAAGTAAATTGATACTCTTTTAGCCCCTATTCTGTGCTTATTTAGTCTTTCTAAACCTTTGAATAGCAGAGCTTCAAAAACTTCAAAACTACCAGCATCATCTCGTTTGTTTGGTGGTAATACATGAGTGTGTCCAAATGATTTAGGAATTTCATTATTAGAAAGTCCATAATCACATTGCAGACTTCCACGAATCATATGATACCAACGACCACCAATAACACTACCCCAAGCTTTTTTCAATTTCAATTCTTCAGTGTTAAATAAATCTTCCACAGTTTTGATTCTTGATTTATTCAACCGGGCTTCCATCTTTTCAGCAATACCAGGAAGATCAGTCAATCCCAAAGTCTCCAACTGCTCCTGGGCTTTTTGGCCCAGGGCAGTGAATCCATTGGGCTTGTCCATATCAGCAGCAACCTTTGACAAGAATACATTTTTAGCTACACCAATTGAACAAGTGATGTGTTCGCCCAATTTTTCTTGAATGTCTAACTTCAATAAAGCAGCAATCATCTCACAATCAAAATCATCGTCTTCATCAATTTCGCAAGCCATTTCATCAATCGAAAGCACTTGTATCTTTTTAAAATGCTGGGACAATATTTCAACAATTTGATTGTGCACCTCTACATATCTTTTAGGTCTAGCTCCACAAACAAAAAGACCTGGAATTTTCTCCTTCGCCGTTTTTACACGGGTTCCAGTTTTAACTCCAAGTCTTTTTGCTTGATATGACGCAGCAATTGCACACGTATGATCAGAAACTACAGGAACTACAATTATAGGCTTGCCACGATATTCAAGATTGTCTTGTTGCTCTATACTAGCATAAAACGAATCGAAATCAATAAATAATCGCCTGAAGAAAGCCATGTAATCACTATACCATAAATGGCACAGCAAGATTCAACTCAACTAACTTTTTATTTAAACAAATCCAAAGATTGTCTGCTTCTTTGTAATATACCCAAGCCAAATATCTACCATATTTTTCTTTGCTATCTTTTTTAGTTAAGATACAAACTTCTTTATTCAAAAGAACATCTTCAACAAACTTTTTACTAGCCAATCCTGCAGTTCTATTTTCGCCTTTGATTTCAGGAGTATTTACTTCTGCAAGCCTAAATTCCATCTTTTTTGCACTGACATTGAAACCTAGATCTACGTCACCATAAATTGTATCTCCATCGACAATTTTGGTCACTGTAATCTTATAATGATATAAAAATTCTGTCATATTTAATCTTCGGGATAAACAAACAATGCTTCTCCCATTTCCTCTTTTTTATTATTCTTGCGCATCAAATAAAGCTGATAAGAAACAGAAGTCAGCGCAACCAAAATTGCGCTGACTGTAAGAATTTGACCCTTTGTGAGTCTTAATTTTAAGAATTTATTTTCCACTTCCAATACCCCTTAACACATACTGATATTATACTTAAAATATATACTGGTGTGTTAAATATATTGGCAAAAATTAGAAACTTCCCTCTTGGATTAAGACCTTTTCATTTGCAATTGGCTTGTCTACAATCAATGCTTCGGTGGTCAATACTAGAACAGCAATTGACACTGCATTTTGAACTGCAGAACGAGTGACTTTAGCTGGATCAATGATACCTTCTGCGATCATATCAACATACTTATTAGTCCTAGCATTCAAGCCAATACCATTATCTTTTGAGCAAACTGTATCAACTACAACATCAGGACTAATACCAGCATTAAAAGCAATTTGTCTGATAGGTTCCATTAGAGCTTTTCTTACAATTTCAAAGCCAACTTTTTCATCTTGGTCGGTAAGATCATTCATAGATTCAAGTTGCTGAGAAATACGTAAGAGAGTAGTACCACCGCCAGGGACAATGCCTTCTTCAACAGCAGCACGAGTGGCAGCCAAAGCATCCTCATAACGATACTTCTTTTCCATCAATTCTGCTTCAGTGCTGGCGCCGACCTTAATAATAGCAACTCCACCAGAAAGCTTTGCAATTCTTTCATTGAGAATTCTTGCTTCATAATCACTTTCAACTTGAGAAAGAGTAACCTTTAATTGAGAAATACGATCATCAATTTTAACATCATCGCCTTCTCCACCAATAATCGTAGTAGATTCTTTATTGATGATTACACTCTTTGCTCTACCTAGATTGCTGATAGTAGCGTTTTCAAGATTAGTTCCCATCTCTGAGGAAATAACATCGGCGCCAGTTAAAGCAGCAATGTCGTAAAGATATTCTTTCTTCTGTCCAGCAAATCCAGGAGTCTTTACAGCAACCCAAGGCATAGCACCCTTATGAACATTGATAACAAGCATCTGAAGCGCTGGACCATCAACATTATCAGCAACAATTACAATGGGTTTCTTCTGTTCATTAACTTTGGTCAAGATAGGAAGAATCTCTGCTGAATCTGAAATCTTTCCATCATAAAGAAGAATGAAAGGATCTGTATGACGGCATTCCATCTTCTCAGCATTGTTTACAAAGAATGCTGAAACATAGCCCTTGTCGAATTTCATACCTTCAACAAGAGATAAAGATGTTTCTCGCCCTCTTGACTCTTCAATTGTAATGACACCATCTTTGCCAACAGCTTCCATAGCGTCAGCAACAATCTGACCTACTTCAGATTCATTGCCAGAAATAGTAGCAACAAAAGTAATTTGCTCTTTACTTTCAATTGGCTTTGCTAATTCTTCAATAATTTCAACAGCTTTATTTGCAGCATATTCCATTCCTACCTTGACACTGATAGGATTGCCACCTGAAGAAATATACTTAAGTCCACCATTGACTAAAGCTTGAGCAAGAACAGTAGCAGTTGTTGTTCCATCACCAGCAACATCATTAGTCTTACTTGATACTTGCTTACATAATTGAGCACCAAGATCTTCATAAGGGCATTCAAGTTCAACGTGTTTCGCTACTGTAACCCCATCTTTGGTAACGATAGGTCCTGAAGGAGACTGAATCACTACATTTCGACCCTTTGGGCCTAATGTTGTCTTAACTGCATTACTTACGATATCTACACCACGACCCATAGCCTGTCGTGCATCATCATTAAAAGATAATTGTTTTGCTGGCATAATTACTCCGGTTTGACATTAAGGGATTCATTGTTGAACCATCCATGTTTTTGTAAAGAATGGCAAAGCTTGATGTAGTGATAAGCAGCTACAGAAGCGATGCGTCCTTTTTTTGTTATACGTACAAAAGGTCCTTTTTGAACATTTAAGGTCCCATTATCAACAGATTCCAATTCAATTTCAGAGAACAGGAACGGCTCAATCATTCCGGTCACTGTACTCTCTTGCTCATTAATGTAATTTGCAATAGTTTTGCTACCAAGTGCACCACTCTCTCGGAGCAAAGCAACAATGTACTTGCGACTTGCATAATCTAATCCAATGATAGGGTCAATTTGCTCATAACGAAGCATTTTATTCATCAAGGGTTTTGTTAGCATATCTGGAGTAACTTTGCCAGTAGTTTGAGCTTCAGCAACATCCATCAAACTACGCAGTAAGCTATATGCAATACGAGCCGTCCTACGTGAAAGCTGAGCAAGTCTATTAGCAACATCGTAAGGAACACTGATGTCATAAATTCTTTCACCAGCAGTAGTAATCATTGTAGTCAAGTCTTCTGTAGAGTACGGGAGAAGATTTGCCTTGTATTGGAAACGTGAAAGCAAAGGTGGATTTAGGTCTCCAGAGTGCGTAGTAGCCCCAATAAGAGTAAATCTAGGTAAACGCCGTAGTATTTGCCTATTGAGATTTTTGTCGTGGATAGTACAAGTGAAATCTTCCATTACCCCATACAAATGCTCTTGAATTTTAGGAGCTAGGGCGTGGATTTCATCAATGAAAAGAATGTCGTTTTCTTCAATATTCTTTATGATGTTGTAAAAATCATCCCAAGTTTTAATGCGTGTAGCCATTACTTGGTGGCAGGTAACTCCCATTTCATTTGCTACTACATTGGCTAGAGTTGTCTTACCTACGCCAGAAAAACCTAAGAACAATGTATGAACAAGGCTTACTCTGGTTTTTTTGAAGGCAGCAATCTTTAGCTTTAAAAATTCTTTGATTTCAGTTTGACCAATCACTTGATCAAATGTCTGCGGTCGAAAATCAATTTGCTTCATAGTCTTTGCCGTTTCTTGAATTGCCTGTGTATCTTTTACCATCTTGATCCCTTGAATTTCATTATCAACTTCTTTCATCTCGTTTGAACCTGACCCCATATTGTACAAAGTATCAATGGAACTTACAGCATTCATAACAGCCTCGCAAGAAGAACTCGAAAAAGTAGCCTACCAAACATCAGCACTTAATTATCATAGGTATTTTATCATTGTGGGGTTTGATGTCAACAGAAATAATCGTTTTTTCAAGGAAACAGATTCATTTTTAGAAATTCAATCTTTAGACAAATCTAATATTGAAATTTTAAAAAGATTGGTACTCGTCTATTCCCCACCAGACTATGAAAATATCGCTTTATATATATCTAATAATATCATCAGTTTACCTGAGTTGCAAAATTTATTTCACGATTTATTGAATGGTAAGCATACAAAGACAGATTACTTGCTCTCAATATCAAGGATGAATTTTGTTTTTGAAAATTACATTCCAGAATCTTCAGCTGTTAGTACATTAGATCTTTCAGAAATTATTGACAATGCTATGATGGAAAAACCAATTTCGTTTGACCATTTCAAGGTTGCTTTGAAAGAATTACTACCAGAATACACTTTTGGTTTAGATCAAAGCTGTATGTCAATGCATAATGACATAAAGAATTTAATCATTGAACACAACAAAGCTAATTATGTTCCTAAAATTACAGCATATTATAATGAAATCAAAGAACATGAAAAATGTGTCATGTTCTTTGATTTAGATCCTGGTGTTGAAAATTATTCAAGCAAAATAATTTCAATTGAAGGCTATGTAGTTTATTTCAGATTCTAACTACTCAGGTTCAGCGCTTCCTTCAAAAATAATTCCCTTTGTAATAGGATGTTTTTGATACCACAACTCTAGAGCTTTATGACAATGTTCAGCATACTTGTAATGAGCGCCAACACCAGTGCGTAATTCCATTTCATATAAGAACTTATCAGCAGTGGTAGTATGCTCAAATAAATATTGGTGTCCTAAGCTTGTGAAATAAACGTATTCTGAATTTGATTTCATAATATTTTGAGAATCCCAAGTGGTGGATTCAAATCTTTTATGCATATTGATAAGATTATTGCATTCTTCAAGATCTGAATTAGGAAGCTCATCAATTGCTCCATAAAATCCCTTAGGTATAAATGGACAGTATTTGTTTCCAGTACGATGCCTATTCAAATCTCTAATCTCACCAAAGCTCATATCGCTCCAAGAAACCTTTACTGGAATTCTTGAAAGATTACTTGAGAATGGAGAATAACGATTTGTTCTAAAATCCAAATCATTCTTAGCTACAGTCATAGGAGGAGCATAAAGATTAGTACCGTGAAACAAGTCATAATCTGAAAGCCAAAGCTCAAATTCTCTATCGTAATATGACTTTATTGCATCTGTTGATTTACAATGCTTTACTAATCTAGGAGCGCCAAGCTTTAATTTCTCTTCAATTTCTTTTCCAATAAGATTTAATTCTTTTAGGTTATGTGATTGAAGATGAGCTGAAAGATTTGCCCAAGCCCTAGCAGATTGGATCATCATAACACCAGTAAGAGTTGATACTGGAAGATATACCCTAGCACGGTCAAAAGCAAAATTACGCATCATTCTTGCAACTTGCTTTTTATCTTTGTCAGATTCAGAATTCAATAGACTAGATGGAATTTTAGTAAGCTCAGGATAAATCTCACCAATTTTTGTCCAAAGCTTTAATGCTTCTTCATAATAATTAAATGATTTGGCAACATAAAGATCATATTGTTGTTCATACTGGTCATAAATTCCAAGATCATCAGTACTGGCAACATTTGAGCTATCCATCTTAATGTATCTGGTAGAACATTCTTGACCACCAGCAGTAGGAGAAAGAGTCCAAAGGAAGTAGGCAGCATAAAGAGTGATATCATCAATAAATAAGGCAATTGGGGCCATATCTGCTATCGAAGCATGACCGAAGTCTGTGTACTTAAAAATATTATCAATTGACTTTTCTTGATTATTTGGGTCCAATTTAGCTACTATAGCATCAAGTCCCTCATTGTTTCTAGAATATCTTGCGCCTACTGAAGCTAGCATTTCTGGAATAAAAGAATAACATCCTGATTCTTCTGCTTTTTGTGTGGGTTTGATTGATACATATTGAATTTTCATCTTGGTTTTCTCGTTAGCGCTTCTTCTATTGACCATCCGTATTTATCAATTCTTTTACTTATAGTGGATGGCTTGATACCAGTGATATCAGACCATTCTGCTAGATTCAAGTTTTGATTATTAAAATTTATTTTACGATTATTGGTTCTGTTATTTGCTTGGGTCTTCGCACTTGCCCATCTACAATTATTAGGCTCATAATTTCCATAAACATCAATTCTGTCTATGGAAAAACCTTCTGGTCTTTCTCCCATATCTTTCAAAAATTCTTCAAAAGATTCTCTCCATTTTTGGCACATAGTTATTCCTTTTGCACCGTAAGATTGGTAATTAAAACTGTTAATATTGCAGCATCTTTCAATAATACTAGCCCAAGATTCGTATGTGGGTGTACCAAAATATCCGTGTTTTGAATTTGATTTATTTCTCTCTACAAGCTGTTTTTTAAGCAAACAGCCACAAGAATTTATTTTGCCATTTTTAACATCATACAGTCTAGATATTTTTTTATTGCCACAATCGCATTCAAACAACCAAAATTGATTTGATTTTTTATTTTTGCTATAAGAATATTCTATAGGTGTAAGCAAACCATATTTTTCTTTCATAATATAAGTTTTAAGGTGAGAAACAGAGCGCCCTCCCATTTATTAATAGACGATGTTTCCCACAATCTATTTTACATCGTCATTAACTGAGTAACAACAATAGAGGAGATTATTTTTCTTGATCAGAAAAATATTCATTAAGAAGTCTGCTAAAACGGAGCGTCATTTATGAGTGTCATTAATGGTTTATATAATCAACATTTAAGATCATCAGTAGGATTTACAGTTACAGGAACAACAGTTTATGCTACATTACCTTGGCATCCGCAATCTACCATTGATGAAATT